CTCAAGACGGAGTGGGGTCAAAGCCACGACGCCAACATGGAGCTCGCTCGTCGCGCCGTGCGCCAGTTCATTCCCTCCGAGAAGGCCGGCGATGTGATCGCGGCGCTCGAAGATCGCCTGGGCTATGCCGAGACCATCAAGCTCATGCACTCCATCGGCAAGGGCTTGGGCGAGCATGACGCGCCTGGTTTGGGCCGTGCGCCTGCGCCTGGTCGCAAGTCTGCCGCCGAGATCCTGTACGGCGGCTCTGGTGGCTGATGCCCAACGCCAAGCCTTTGCCCGATGGCCTGGGGCAGCGCGTGCCGATGATCTCGCGCTTCGCCTCGGGCATGATGCGGGTGGGGTATCCGTTCAATGACATGCGGCCGATGGATTGGTTCATCGTCCCTGAGCAGGTGCGCTCGCGGGAGATGGTGCGTCAGGCGGTGTGCCGTCGCGCCAAGCGGCACGGCGAGCGGTACCAGACCAAGCGCGTGAGCGGCGGCCTGCTTGTGCTGCGGCTGGCGTGATGCGATAATCGCATGGCCGGCTCTGCTGGTTTTTCATGACGTTTCCTCCCCTGGAAATTTGGCCCGACTTCGGTCGGGTCTTTTTTGTCTGCAAAATTAATGAGTTGACAGCGTTGCGGGTTTCTCAATTGCGGCTACACTTCGCCCTGTGTGTGATGCGTTTGCAACATCACTTCACTTTCCGGCGCTCTCGGCGCTCTAACCACATGGAGGTTTTATGCCTACTCTTGCAACCAACGCGCTAACGCTTGCTGATTGGGCAAAGCGCCGCGACCCTGATGACCGTGTTGCCACGATCATCGAACTCCTGAACCAGACCAACGACATTCTGACGGACATGTTGTGGATCGAGGGCAACCTGCCCACCGGTCACCGCACCACTGTTCGCACCGGTTTGCCCGAGGTTGCCTGGCGCAAGCTGAACTACGGCGTGCCTCAGTCCAAGTCCACCACCGTGCAGGTCGATGACACGACCGGTATGTTGGAGGCCTTCGGTCAAGTCGACAAGGACCTGGCCGAGCTGAACGGCAACACCGCACAGTTCCGCCTGTCCGAGAACTTCGCGTTCCTCGAGGCCATGAACCAGCAGATGGCCCGCACCCTGATCTACGGTAACAGCGGCACCGAGCCCGAGGCCTTCACTGGTTTGGCTCCTCGCTACTCCACCATCTCTGGTGCGACCAACGGTCAGAACGTGATCTCTGCCGGCGGCTCTGCCAACCTCACATCCGTGTGGCTGGTGGGCTGGGGCGACCAGACCATCCACGGCATCTACCCCAAGGGTTCGACTGCCGGCTTGCAGCACACCGACCTCGGCCTCGACACCGTGACCGATGCGGCTGGCGGCAAGTATCGCGCCTACCAGGACCACTACCAGTGGAAGTGCGGCATTGCTGTTCGTGACTGGCGCTATGCGACCCGTATCGCCAACATCAACACCGCCCACTTGGCCGCTCTGTCGGACACTCAAGCCCCGACCGCTGCGACCGAGATCATCAAGCTCATGAGCCGCGCCATCGACCGCATCCCTGCGTTCGGCATGTGCAAGCCCGTGTTCTACATGAACCGCACCGTGTTCTCTCTGCTGCGCGTCATGGCCATGCAGAAGTCTGCCAATGCCTTGAGCATCGAGCAGGGCCTGGACCAGTTCGGCAACCCCATCAGCGGCAACCTGTCCTTCATGGGCATCCCAATCCGCCGCGTGGACTCGATCCTCAACAACGAAGCCGCCGTGGCTTAAGGAGTTGTAAAAATGATTCTCGACAAGTTCCTAGAATTCTCGGACGCGCAAGCGGTCACGAGCACCGCCATCTCCACCAACGTGGTGGACCTGGCTCCCTTGGGCAACGGCGTTGGCTCGAACACGGTTCGTGATATCGGCTCCGGCGAGGACGTCTACCTGATCGTGCGCACCGTCGAGGCTGCCACCGATTCCGGTTCTGACGCCACGCTGACCGTGACGCTCGAATCCGACAGCACAGAGAACCTGGCGACCAGCCCGACCGTGCACTTCTCCACCGGCGCTTTGGCCTTTGCGGCCTTCTCGCCTGCCGGTGCTGAAGTTGCCAAGATCAAGCTGCCCGCTGGCGACTACGAGCGCTATGTCGGTGTTCGCTTCACCGTTGGCTCTGGTCCTCTGACCGGTGGCAAGTTCGACGCCTTCCTCGTGAAGGACGCTCAGAGCTACCGTCCCTACGCCGTTGGTTCGACCATCGTCTAAGGGGCTGACCGATGAAGAAGTACCGCGTGACTGAGCTCGGCTTCATCGGTCGGTTGGTTCACCCTGGTGAAATCATCGAGGTGGACGGGCCACCGCCGATTGGCGGCCTCGTTCCTCTCGATGACGAACCGGTGGAGGACAAGCCCGCCGCTCGCCCGAAGAAGTCGCGCACGCCACCGCCTGCCGACACCGGCGAAGAGGCGGAGGTGATCTGATCGGTGCAACACCACAGCGGCCCTTCGGGGCCGTTTTTCTTTGCGCCGCTAGACCGCACCGCACATTGGTGCGAAAATCACGACAAATTGAGAGGACCTCATCATGGCCGGTAAAGTCGAAATTGCCAACCGCGCGCTCACCAAGCTGGGCGCCGAGCGCGTGCTCTTGCTGACCGACCCCAGCAAAGAGGCGCGGGTCATGAATTCCATGTTCGATACGGTGTTCGATGCCGAGCTGCGCCGCCACCGCTGGAAGTTCGCCATCAAGCGCGGCACGCTGCCCGCTCTCGTGGCCACCCCTGAATGGGGCTATGCCTACGCCTACCAACTGCCCGCCGACTTTCTCGCGCTGGTGCAGGTCAATGAATACTACGTGCGCGGCCTGAAGCAGAAGACGCTCTGGACCATCGAGTCGGGGCAAATCCTCACCGACCTGCCTGCGCCGCTCAAAATCCGCTATGTGCGCCGCGTCGACAACCTCGCGCTGCTCGACCCGCTATTCGTCGAGGTCGTGGCCTGCAAGCTGGCCTACGAGGCCTGCGAGACGCTGACGCAATCGAGCACCAAGAAGCAATCCGCCGGCGAGGAGTACCAGTTCGCGGTGTCGGAGGCTACGCGCCAGGACGCCATCGAGAACCCGCCCGACGAGCTGCCTTGGGGTTCCTGGCTCGATTCCCGCGAGTCGCTGGGCACCCATGCCGGTGGGCCTTCTGCGGGCTCTGTGAACGATCTGGCAAGCTCGTGGGGTATCCAATGAGCAAGGCCTCACCCGCGCTCACCAATTTCAACTCGGGCGAGTTCTCGCCGCTGCTCGAGGGCCGCGTCGACTTCGACCGCTATCAGAACGGCTGCGCGCTCGTCGAGAACTTCATCCCGACCGTGCAGGGGCCGGCTGTGCGTCGCGGTGGCACGCGCTTCGTCTCGACCGTCAAGACGCAAACGAACCGCGTCTGGCTGCAGGCTTTCGAGTTTTCGCAGGACCAGGCTTACGTGCTGGAGTTCGGCAATCTCTACATCCGCTTCTACACCTTGAGCGGTCAGCTCGTCTCGGGCTCGACGCCTGTCGAGGTGGTCACGCCCTACACGCAAGCGAGCCTGTTCGCGTCCGACGGCACCTGCCGCATGCGCTTCGCGCAATCCGGCGACTTCCTCTACATCACGCATCCGGAGTACCAGACGCGCATCCTCAAGCGCACCAGCCCGACATCGTTCACGCTCGACCTGTTTCTGCCCAATGGCGGCCCGTTCAAGGACATCGACCCCGACCAGACCGGCTCGGTGTGGGCCTCGGCCGAGATCGGCACGGTCACGATCGACGCCTCGACCGGCGTGTTCCAGTCGGGTCATGTCGGCTCGCTGTTTCTCATGGAGACCCGCAACGGCGACCAGATCGTCGCGTGGGAGCCTGGCAAGTCGGTCACCGCAGGCCAGCGCCGCCGCTCCGACAACAAATACTACGAGGCTGTCACCTCGGGGACGACCGGCACGGCCAAGCCCGTGCACTCCCGTGGCGAGCGCAGCGACGGCGGCGTCGTGTGGGCCTTCCGCGATGCGGGCTTCGGCATCGTCGAGATCACGGCTGTGAACTCCAACATTCAGGCCGTCGGCGTCGTGCAGCTGCGTCTGCCGCAGGGCACCGTCGGCTCGTCCAACAACACCACGCGCTGGGCGCACTCGTCATGGTCCAACGTCGAGGGCTGGCCGTCCTCGGTTACGTTCTTCCGCGAGCGCCTGTGCTTCGGTCGCGGCCAGCGTCTGTGGATGTCCACCGCTGCGGGCTTCGACGACTTCTCGGCCCGCAATGATTCCGGCGAGGTCGTGGCCGATCAGGCCATCTCGCTCGAAGTGGCCTCTGGCGAGATCAACGACATTCAATGGCTGCACCCCGACCGCGAGCTCATCGCGGGCACGGCCGGCGGCGAGTTCATCATTGGCGAGCTCACCAACGGCGACCCGCTCGGGCCTGGCAACATCAAGGTGGAGCTGCAGTCGCGCTTCGGCTCCCGCGGCGTCGTGCCCGTGGGGTCAGGCGCCTCGACCCTGTTTCTGCTGCGCGCCGGCACCAAGCTGCGCGAGATCGCCTACGACTTCGCTCAGGACGGCTTCTCGACCAAGGACGCCACCACGCTGTCCGAGCACATCACCAAGCCTGGCATCATCGACATGGACTATGCGCTCGACCCCTATTCGATCGTGTGGTGCGTGCGCTCCGACGGGCTTTTGCTGGGTTTCACCTGGAACAACGAGGAGCAGGTCAAGGGCTGGCACCGCCATACGCTCGGCGGCAATGGCGCGGTGGAGACCGTGGCCGTCATCCCCAAGCCCGACAACACCGGCGATCAGGTGTGGATGGTCGTGCGCCGCACCATCGGTGGCCAGACCCGCCGCTATGTCGAGTTCATGGAGAACCCGTGGGAGCGCGGCCAATCGCAGGCCGATGCGTTCTATGTGGATTCGGGGCTCACCTATTCCGGCTCGCCCGTCACCACCATCAGCGGCCTCTCGCACTTGGAGGGCCAGGTGGTCGACGTGCTGGCCGATGGCGCGCCGCATCCGCAGGTCACTGTGACCTCTGGCGCGATCACGCTGCAGGATCCCGCGTCGAAGGTGCAGGTGGGCCTGCCCTGTCCCTGCCGTCTGCAGACCATGCGGCTCGAAGCGGGCGCGCAGGACGGCACCTCGCAGGGCAAGACCAAGCGCATGCACAAGATCACGTTCCGCCTGCTCGATACCGGCGGCCTGAAGGTCGGGCCCAACGCTTCGCGCCTCGACGAGATCGAGTTCCGCACGCCGTCCGACCCGATGGACGCGCCCGTGCCGCTGTTTACCGGCGACAAGCTGGTGGCCTGGCCGTCGGGCTACGAGACCGAGGCGCGCATCTATGTGGCCAACGACAAGCCGACGCCCATCACGCTGGTGGGCATCTATCCGCAGGTCGTCACGCAGGACGCACGATGATCAGAATCCGCCCCATGAAAGCCGAGCACGTTGTGGGTTTCCGCCTTCAGCCCAAGCAGGCGGCGCTCGCCGGCAACCTGGCCGACCCCGCCTACGTCGCCTCGCTGGTGGCGAGCGGCAACGCCTATGCCGCGCTGGTGGATGGACGTGCTGTGGCGTTCGGTGGATGCTTGGAGTTGTGGCAAGATCGGGCCTATGCGTGGATGCTGATCGGCGAGGATGCGGGCCCGCATTTCTTCACCATCGTGCGCGCGGTGGCGGGCTACCTGCAGGCGGCTCCCTGGCGGCGCATCGAGGC